CGCACGTCACCGGCGAGGTCGATGCGGGCACGGTCACGACACTCCAGCGCCCAGTCGGGCAGGCCGCCGATGTCGCCAGCGTCGTGCTCGCCACCGGGCGCCATGCGGAACACCTCGCTGAACCCGGCGGCCCGGAGGAAGGCGGCGACCGCCACCTCCCACCGGGTCCCGCGGGCCTTGTTGGGGTTCGCCACTAGGCCGCGACGGGCACGTCGGCCAGCGTGATGGCGGGCTTGGTGTAGCGCACCTCCCGCCCGGCCTTCGTCGTGTACTCGATCAGGTCGAGCGACAGGGTCGCCTCCGACGTGCCGCCCCGCTCGGCGAGGTCGGCTTCGAGGACGTTGACCTCTTCGGCCAGCCCCCACGAGGCCGAGTTGAAGCGGAAGAGCCCGAGGTCCGGCGACGCTGCGAGGCGGAACAGGGCACGGACCGACGGCTGGCAGGCGGTCCCGGCCTTGGCGGCCTCCTTGTGCTCCTTGATGTCGGAGGGGCAGACGCACGTCGTCTTCAACTCGTCCATCTGGATGCTCCCGTTGCAGGTGCGGATCGGCCGGTTGCCGCGGCCCCAGAGGACGAACTCGGAGGTCAACCCGGTCAACTCGACGGCCAGCGTCGAAGTGGTCGTCAGGACCTCCAGCGCCTCGTCGGTCTGGGTCTCCCACTTGCCGGGCTCGCCGCCGTACAACTCGGCGACGGCCGCGGCCACGGCGGGATCGCCGGTCGTGAAGCGCCACTCGCTCAGGGCGATGGGGCGTCCGTTGATCTGCTGGCCTGCCCGGACCCGTCCGACGATGTCGTCGGCTCCGAACGTGTTGGTGGTGTTGAAGATTCGGTTGAGCGGCACTAGGCGGCTTCTCCTGTCTCTTGTGGCGTGATTGGCGACTTGCCGACCACGGTCTTGCTCACCTCGCGTTCCCACGAGGCGACTTGGGCGAGGGCGAGGAACGTGTCGAACACGTCGTCGCCGAAGCGGATGGGGGTGAGCGCGTAGCCGTCGGGCCGCAGGTGCAGCGCGGCCGCTGCGTCGATCTGCGGCATGGGTCGGCGCTCGCCGTTCGGGGCGAGGAGGCAGTCGGCGCGGGCGTAGGCGCACAACTGGAGGGCAACGTCGGGCCAGATGCCGCTAGCGCCGGTCTTGATGTCGCCGATCACGGCCTCGCCGTCGATCATCCAGATGGCGTCGAGGGTCCCGGCGTAGTTGTGGCTGTCGCTCCAGGCGGTGGCCTCGACCTCTAGGAAGCCGACCTCGAAGTCGTCGATGAAGCGGCGGTACTGGTCGATGAACCCTTGGAGGTCCGGGTGGACTCGTGGGTCCTCGCCGCGGCCGATGCGCTCACACAACTCGTGGACATCCGAGCCGGTCTGGGCGGCGGCCCCACTGGACCTACCCGGCGCCCGCTTGAGGTAGTCGATGGCGCCCGACGAGTTGCCGGTCGACACCATCTGGGCGAGCGTGCCGAACTCCTCGACGGCGCACTGGGCGACCATCTTGGCGGCCCAGAACTGGAGAGCCTTCTTGGGCAGGCACCCCGTGATCGAGGTGACCGACGGGGCGGTGGTGCCCGTCAGGTCATCGGCGTAGAACCGGCTCCCGTGCTTCGAGAACGTGCGAACGGCTGGATCGGTCATCTGGTACTCCTTGGCGTGCGAGGTCTCCTGTCTGGTTCATGTCCGTCGAGCCGCCGTTTCTGCCCCCGAACGCGAGAAAACCGCCCCCCGAAGGAGGCGGCGTTCCCGAGGTGTTGGCGGGTTAGAAGGGCGTGACGGCCTTGGTCTCGCGTCGGATCGCTCGCATCTCGGACTCGACCCGGCGGCGGTGGGCACGGCGGGCGTCCACGCCGTCGAGAATCGACTCGGCGATGATGACGAAGAGGACGCCGCCCACGAAGCCGCTGGCGATCCAGCCGACGATCCAGTCGACGCTCACGACGCTGCGACCTTGCGGACGACGCGCTCGCCCGTGACGACGGCGACGACGGCGAGGATGGTGGCGACCTGCTCGCCCGACAGTGGGAGGAAGGCGGCGACTAGGGCCACGAGTGCTTCGGCGGCGGCCATCAGCCGCGCGGGGTGCATGTTCTTGAGCAAGGGGTTCTCCTTGATAGAGGGGTTCACCTGAGTCATGTCCGGCGACGGCCGGAATCTGCTCAGGAGTTCGAGGGGTGGGCCTCGATGAAGGCCCTGTAGGACTCGGGGGAATCGAGGACGATGACGACGGGACCCGCGGGCGAGTCGTCGCCGGACAGTGCAGTGACGAGGCCGGTGATGGCGATGACGAGCGCCGTGACCGCGGCCAGTGCCTTGGCCGCCGACTTCACTGGTCGCTGGCCGCGTGGAGGGCCTCGTGGGAGACCTGCCACTCGGCGATCTCGTCGACCTGGGAGTCGATGTGCTCGACGGTGGAGGCGATGTGGTCGAGTTGGGCCATGGCCCGGCCGTGGGCCTCGTTGTTCTCGCGGCGGAGGCGATGGAAGAGGCCAGTGACGATGGCGGCGACGACGACGCCGATGGCGCCGACGAGTTCGGGAATCATCGGGCCAGAGCTGAGCGGGTGCGCTTGCCGACCACACCGTCGGCGGTGAGGCCGACTCGACGCTGGAAGGCTCGGATGGCCCGCTCGGTCTTGCGCCCGGCGACGCCGTCGATGACGACCTTGTGCCCGTGGCGGGCGAGGTGGTGCTGCACCCACTTCACGTCCTCGCCACGGTGCCCTCGCTTGACGAGGCCCTCCGGTTCGGGGAACTCGGGCGCCACGACCTCGGGAGGTAGCGGGTCGGCACCGGGCTCGAAAGCGCCGGAGTGGATGAGGCTCATCACCTCGGGGCCGGGGCACTGCGTCGGCTTCAACTGCTGGTGGCCGACGATGGCCGTCGCCTGGGGCTGGAAGAACCTGACCACGGCGATGCGCTGCTGGACGGCGGCGACCATCTCGGGCGTGGGGAGTTGGCCGGGGCCGAGCAGGAGGCCGAGGGCGACGTAGTCCTTGTTGTTGCGGGTGCCGCCCTGAGCACCCGAGCGGTGCAGCAGGCCGCGGCCCTCGACCACGGTGCCATCGAGGCCGACGAGTTCGTTGTAGGCCACGTCCCACCACGACCGTGGCGGGCTCATGTGCGCCCGCTGGATCGACGAGGTGATCGTGGCCGGGTCGTCGTGGATGGCGAAGCCCATCCAATGCAGGCAGACGCCCTTGAGGCGTGGCGAGACCGGCAGGTTCTTCTTGGCGGGTGCGGCGCCCCAGTCGGAGCGTGAGAGGTAGAGCATCTGGCCCTCCGGGGTGGGTGGTACGAGCCCCCGGAGGACCAGAGCCCTTGGGGTGTTAGGCGGTGGCCGCCATCGCTGCCTTGAGGTCGAGGGAGGCGTTCCTGCGGCGCTCCGGTCGGGCGGCGAGTTCGACCACGTTGGACTCGGTGGCGAACTCGATGATGGTGCGGCCCTCGATGTCGTCGGACGGCCGCTCCCTCCGCTCGATGGTCACGGTGTCGACGAGGCAGCGGATGATCTCCCGGCGGTGGTGCGGCAAGAGCGCCGCCCACGCCGAGCCCTCGCCGACGATGTCGCCGTCGGGGTCGTCTGAGGCTTGGGCGAGGTCGAAGAGGGGGCCGAGGTCTGCGGTCGGCTTCGGGGTGCTGCGGAGTTCCTGCTCCAGCGCCTCAATCTGATCGGCGAAGCGAGACTCCAACCGCTCGTAGGTGTCCCGCTCCATGGTCGACCGCTGGAAGTAGGCGGTCTGCAACTCGGCCTGCTTGTCCCGCAGTAGGCCGAGTTCCTCGGTGATGGCCTCGTGGCGTCCGAGTTGCTCCGGGGTGAAGCGGGCCAGCCACCTGCGCCCGACCTCTTCGATGATGGGGGAGTCGTCGTCGAGGGAGGACAGGAAGGCGAGGGCCGCACGGGCGACGTGCTCGTCGAGGAGTTCACGCCGGACCGAGTGGACCGGGGCGGAGCAAGTGAGGCATCGGTAGTAGGGCGCCTTGCGCTTGGCGTTGTTCTGGTGCCACGACGAACCGCACTCGGCGCAGACCATGAGGCCGCCCAGCAGGGACTTGGGCGGGTTCACGGCGACGGCGGGACCCGTTCTCGTGGACCGGGACGCCACCGTCCGCTCCAGACGGTGCCAGAGCGCCTCGGGAATGAGTGGCTCGTGGTACCTGACTGGCTCGCCGTCCTCGTCGCGGATGACCTCGCCCTCGTGGGATCGGTGTCCGATTACGGAGGGCCGCTTGAGCGTCTGCCGCAAGGTCTGGCCATTCCAGAGGGAGCCGGTCGCCGTCAGGTCGCCGCGCTCGTTGAGCGCCCGCGCCGCTTGTCCGTAACTGGCCCCGTCGCAGATCATCTCGGCGGCGAACTTGAGGACCGCCGCCTCGGTCGGGTCCACGACAACCTCGACGACCTTGCCGTCAACCTTGACCACCTTGAGGCCGTAGCCGACAAGGCCGCCTGGGTAGTCACCGCGCGCCCTTGCCTGCTCCTTGCCGCGGAGGATGCGCTTGGAGGTGTTCGAGGACTCCTGCCGGGCCTGCTCCGCCATGAAGCCGCCCATGAAGCGGGACGCCTCGTTGGACGTGTCGAAGCCGTCGGCGGTGAGCACCCGCGCATCTCGCTGCTCGACCAGATCGAACAGGTGGGCCACGTCGCCCATCCCGCCGCGGGTCAGGCGGTCCAGCGCCCAGCCGAGGAGCACGTCGTAGGTGCTCCCCATCTCGGCGAGGGCCTGCTCCCACTGCGGGCGGTCGGTGTTGGACAGGAAGGAGGCGGAGACTCCGGCCCCTTCGTTGTATTCGGCGACGATGGTGAGGCCGTGGGCCTCGGCCAGCCGCTTGAGGTCCTCCCGCTGCCCCTTGATCGACCGGCTGGACTTGCCGTGGCCGTCGTCGTGGGACTTGCGGAGGTAGAGGGCCGCACGGGTGCGGTGATTGTTCTGCATGTCTGGTTCATGTCCTTCGCTGGGTTGTTTCTGCCAGCGAGTCTGGGATTCAATACATCCGCATGAGCGGGTATCACGAATCCGCGACTCGCTCCTGACAGAGTAGTCGAAGGCCCCCTCACGATCTAGTTCTCTGCGCTCTCCTCGTCGGCTGACGGGGCCTCTGCCTCTAGTTCGGCGAGGCGCCGCGCCTGGGCGTCGATGACGGCCCGCTGCGTGGCGAGTTCCAGTTGGGTGCGGCCCTCGGGGGTCTGCTGGAGGGCGGCGAGTACCTGTTCCATTGTCACTTCGGTCATGCTGCCTCCAGTGCGGTGATGCGGGCGTCTTGACGCTTGATGAGGTTGATGAGCAGCGGAACGATGCGGTCGTACTGCACACCGTCGGGGCGTAGCACCGGGTCGCCGTCGCTGTCCGTTTCCCAGAGGAGAGCGTGCGTCCCATCGAACGGGTCGCCCGTGGCCCGCTGCTCCCCGTCCTCGTCGAGTAGCGGCACCTGTCCGTACTGGACCAGCCGGGGGTCAATGGCGGCGACTTCTTCAGCGATCAGGCCCCAATGAGACCAGTCGCGACGATCAGCGGTTGCCAGCGAGCGATACCAGACGGGGCGCAGGTCCATCACCTTGTCGGCGAAGGCGTCAACGATGTCCTCCACGTCGGTCTTGAATCGCGCGGCGGAGGTGGAGCGGTAGAAGGAGCCGTCGGTATCGACGTAGAGATTGGCGGCGTTGCCGGTCGTGGCGCTGTAGGACCGTGGCGAGGTCAGGAGGCCATCGTTGGCGACCTGCAACCGGTTCACCCACGTAATCGCCCCAGCCGCCGACCCCGACGTGGCTGAGTAGAAGTGCATCTTCCCGTCATCCACTCCGCACAGGCCAGCGGGTCCGTCGTTGATGTAGACCCACCCGCCGGTCGCCTTGACCGAGCCGTTGGAGGTCAGGAAGATCTGGTCCTGCCCGTTGGTGTTGGAATACATGATCTCGCCTCTGGGAAACAGGACGATCCCGTACTGGCCGGTGTCCTCTGTTCCGCGAGTCGTGTTGATCCCGATGTTCGCCACGTCGGTGTCGTTGTTGTAGAAGTGCATCTTCGTGTTGCCATCAAGTTGCACCGACACCGTGTCCTTGGCGTTCAGGTACAAGTCCTCGCCGGTGCCGAGCGTCCGAATCCAGAGGTCACCGTCGCCCGAGTGGTCGATGAACGAGTTTGACCCGTTGGAGTAGATCTGGAGGTCGTCGCCCGTGCCGAACTTGATGACCGACGAGTCGGTGAGGTCGATGTTGCCCCCGATGCTCACGACTCCGCTTGAGTCGATGCTCAGGCGGGTGTTGGCCCCTCCCGTCTGGAGGTTCAGAGTGTCGACCGACTGGAGGTACAGATCCTCACCGCTGCCGAGGTTCCGAATCCACAAGTCGCCGTCGCCGTTGTGGTCCACGAACGAGTTGGCCCCGCTGGCGTAGACGAGTAGGTCGTCGCCAGTGCCGAGCCGGATCACAGCGTTGTCGTCCATGTCCAGATCGGCCCCGACGAACGTCCACTCATCAGCCGACTGGTCCCACAGCGAGTAGACGCCCGAAGTCGTGCCGAACAGTTTCACGTCGTGGCCGGTCCCGTCCACGCCGACGGTGAGGTCGCCCTTGATGGTGTAGTTGCCCGAGGCGTCTGACGCCCAGGTGTCGAGGTCGAGCAGCGGGACCCACGCGGAGGAGTAGGCGTGGATCTGGTTCACGTCCTTGATGAAGGCCACGGCGCCCTCGGCCAGCGTGGGCTCACCGCTGCCCCCGTAGGCGGCGTCCCGTGCGGAGGTGTCGGCGTAGACGCCGACGACCTGATCTTGGACGTAGGTCTGGAAGTCGGTCGCGGTGACGGTGTCACCCGTGGCCCAGAGTTTCGTGCCGCTTCCGGCCATGGTGGTCTCCTTATCCGGGGGCGAGGATGGTGGGCAGGTTCGAGAGCACCGGGTCGCCGAGGCGCCAGTAGCCGGTCGTGTCGGCGGCGCTGGTGGCGTAGGTCGCTCGGATGCGGGAGGCGTTAGAGGCCATGTCCTTGATGGTGATGTCGTAGTTGACGCCCTCGACGAGGTAGGCGCCCGTGAGCGTGGTGCTCGAACCTGGCGGGAGGTAGGAGAGGGTGATCCCCGACATCACGTTGATGTGGAGGCACTTCTCGGCGTCGGCGGCCGTCATGGCGTCCACGTCGGTGGTGACTGACGAGATGCGGAGCGACGGCTCGGAGTAGAGGTTGATGTAGTAGACGCCAGCGTTGGTCGTGGCCGTGTTGTCGCAGAGCAGCGTCCGCTTCACGACCCGCTCGCCGTACTTGGCGATGGAGGCCGTGTCGGTGCCGGTGCGGAGGTCGCCCGTCGAGGCGGTGAAGGCGTAGGAGTTGAAGAGCAACTCGCTGCCGAACTCAAGGGTCAAGCCCGTCATCTGCACCGAGCCGGTCCCGAGGGACTTGGAGTCCGAGAACGAGATGCCCCGGTCGGTGGTGCTGGAGTTCTGCGAGTACCACGAGAGCACCCCGCCGAAGTTGGTCGACGATGGCGCCCCGGCGTGGTTGATCAGGAAGCGGCCGTTCTCGGTGCGGGTCAACTGCTGGATGTAGTCGAGGGCGTTGTCGGTGACCGGGTTGGCGGCCGGGGTCTCCACGTCGCCCGTGTCGATGTCGCGGTCCAGAGGGTTCGTCCCGTTGGGGTAGTCCACGGACGAGAGGCTCAGGACGCGGGCGACTCGGGTGCCGCACTTCTCGGCTGAGCTGAAGTTTTGGGCCGTGAAGCGGGCCTGCCCAAGCCGGTCGAAGCCGTCGGTGACGGTGATGGTGACGGTGGACGAGTTCTGCTCGGCGACGTAGTCGAGGTCGGTGACGAATCCCCTGAACAGGTAGGTCGAGTAGGAGTCCGACCCGCCCGTCACTGCCGTCGAGATGCGGACCTCGCGGCCGATCAACTGGGTGTTCCCGTAGGTCGAGTCGGAGTGTCCAGGCGTCAGCGAGTTGTCCCGGTTGTCGTAGGTGATGCGAGCCGAGCCACTGCTGAACTCGTCGAGGAGGCGGCCTCGCCCGTAGGAGATCGAGGTCCGCGTCACCTTGGGGGAGATGTCGACGAAGGTCGAGCCGTCGAAGGCGATGGCGATGGTGGTGACGATGGTGGCGGACATGGCCTACGCCGCCGAGGTCGTGAGCGGGATGCTCCCGTTGTGGCGCTCCCACTGCTTGAGGACCGAGATGATCTCCCGGCCCACCATCACTGGGTCCGTTCCCATCCCGGCGTTCACGGTCAGGTTGATCGTGTTACCTCCGCCGAAGCCGAACTCGTTGGCCCGGCTCAGGGGGACGATGGCCTCCGGCTCACCGGCCTCGCCGATCCGGGCGAGGGTGCTGCCCACGGCTACACCGCCGCGGGCGAGGTTCGGGATGCGCGGCAGCGGGTTGTCGGGCAGGTTGACATCCGGGGCGAACGGGATCTCGATCTTGTCGGGGATCGCGTCGTTGATCGTGTCGATGACCTTCTCGTTGAAGAACGAGATGATCGCCCGGACCAGTCCGGCGGCGAAGTCCGCCACCCAGCCCACGGCACTGCTCAGGCCCTCGACCATGCCGTCGAGGAGGCTGCCGATGAGGTCCTTGCCTGCGTTGACGAGGAGGGAGAGGCCCTGCCCGATGACGTTGAAGATGCGGAGGGGCATCCCCATCCACCAGATGAGGATGTCGTCCCAGTGCTCCTTGAGCCCGTCCCAGAGGGCACCCATGGCGGACCCGGCCCAGTCGAGCAACTTGCCGCCGAGCGGGGCGAGCCCTTCGAGGAGGCGGAGCGGGAGGCCGATGAACGCCTCGACGATGAAGTCGAGGACACCGCGGGCGATCTCGCCCATGTGGTGGAGGGCGTCGTTCCAGTCGCCCGAGAAGATCGCCGAGACCAACTCGACGAAGTTGGAGATGACTGTCCAGACGTTGAAGAACTGGGCGACGATGGAGTCCCAGACGGCCGTGAAGATCGGCAGGACGTAGTCCTGAAGGAACCCGGCGAGGGCGTCGATGACGTTGCGGACTTCCTCGAACTGGAAGTAGGCGGCGACGAGTCCCCCGACGAGTGCAGCGATGGCGGCGACGATGAGGACCACCGGGCTGGCGAGGACGGCGAGGATCGCTGCCCACGCTCCGGTGGCGGCGGTGAGGATGGCCTGGGCGGCCGTCACGACGACCAGCGCCGCCTTGTAGGCGTACCAGCCGACGACGAGGCCACCGATGACGCCGCCGAGGACGATGAGCCAGTCCTTGTTCCGCTTGATCCAGTCGATGGTCTCGCGGAAGGCGTCGGGGATGCCGCGCACGAAGTCGAGGACGGCGTCGCGGGCGGTGATGAACGCCTCGCCGAGGGTGGCTCCGACGGCGCCCCAGTCGATGGCGTTGAAGAGCGAGATGAGGCGGTTGACGCCCTCGTCGATGAGGGCGACCACGGCGTCCTTGGCGGCGGTGATGCCGGGGCGGAGGTACTGGTCGACCGCCCGGTAGGCGTCCATGACCTTCTCGGCCACGACCTCCAGCACGTCGCGGATGGAGCCGAGGATGGGGACGGCCCGGTCGGCGATCTCGGTGCCAAGGTCGACGACGAAGTCCTTGGCGGCGACGACGGCCGGTCCGAGGTTCTCGAACGCCCGCAGAATCCACCCGGTGGCGGTCTCGATGTAGGGGGCGATCTTCTCGCCGATCTCGATGGCGAGCACGTTGAGGTTGGCCTTGATGCGGTCGAAGCCCGCGGCGAGGCCGGTGTCCATCGTGTCGAACGCGGCCTCGGTGGCGCCTGCCGACTCGGACATCTGCCCGAGGGTCTCCATGTAGTCCTCGGTGCCGCCCTGCGTGAGAGCGAGGACGGCCTGCCCGGCTTCGATGGAGCCGAACATGTCGAGCACCGAGATGCCCGCCTCGTCGGCTCCTTCGGCCATGATCCCGATGGCGGAGGCGAAGTTGCCCTCCTCTTCGAGGAACTGGGTGAGGCCCATGCCCGTCAGCTCACGGAACGCCTCGTCGGCCTTGGTGCCCTCCTTGCCGAGTTCGGCGAGGGCGGCCTTCATCTGGGTCGAAGCCACGCTCGTGGGCACGCCCATCGCCGTGAGGTTGGCGATGGAGGTGGTCACGTCTTGGAACGGGACCCCGAGCGACGCCGCTATGGGCGCCACCTGGAACATCGAGGCCGACATCTCCTCGAACGTCGTCTTGCCGAGGCGGACGGCGGTGAACATGAGGTCGGAGACCTCGGTGGCCCCCGACACTTGGTCCCCGTAGGCGTTCATCACCGAGGAGATGCCGTCCACGGCGGTTTCGAGGTCGGTGACGCCCCCCTTGGCGGCCTGCTGGGCGGTCTCCATGAACTCGAAGACGTTGTCGCGGGGCACCCCGGCGCTGAGGGCTTGGTAGAGGGCCGGGATGGACTGCGACGGGAGGACGCCGAACTCCTTGGCGAAGTCCTTGACCTGCCCGGAGAGTTCGTCGAACGCCCCCTCGCCCGCGTCGGGCAGGAGCGTCATCACCTCGTTCATCGACTTCTCGAAGTCGCCGAACGCACCGACGCCCTTGACGCCGATGGCGGCCGCGGTCCCGGCGAAGGCCGCCCCGGCCTTGAGGCCGAGGGTGCCCATCTTCTTGCCGAAGCCCTCGACCGACTTGGTCGCGTTCCGCAGGGCCTTCTTCAGATTCGAGTCGTCCCCCTGAATGGAGATGACGATGGGCTTGGTAGCCACGGTGGGGTCTCCTACCGGCGGCGGTTGGCCGCCTTCTCGGCGTTCTTGCGGCGCTTGGCCTCGGTGTCCATGTGGTCGAGCAGGGCTGCCACCTCCCAGAGGCGCAGCGTCTTGGCGTCAGACCACGAGAACCCGAAGCGGTCGGCGACGAGCGCGAGGTTGACTACTCGCCGCCGTCGGTAGGGTCCGGCTTCGACGAGTCGGTCGTGATCTTGAGCGCCCCGGCGTCCTCGAACGTGAACTCGGGGTTCTCGCGGCGCTTCGAGATGTAGGCGAGCGCCTGGAGCATCCGGCCCTTGGGCTTGTCGGTCTGCCCGAGTGCGTCGAGGGGCATCCCGGTCAGGTCCTCGATCTCGACGACCTCGGCGATGGTGAGGTCGTTGATGTCGATGTTGAGGACATCGTCTGGCGTGGTCACTTGCGGTACCTCCCCACGACGCGGCTGGCGCCGTGCTTCTTCTCGAACCTGCGGGCGATGCGGTTCATGCCCTTGACGAACTCGTCCACGATCTGGGGCCACGCCTCGGGGATCGCCTTCTTGATGTACGGCGTGCCCTTGGTGCGCTTGCCGGTGGCCGGGACGTGGCGGCCGGAGTGGATGGCGCGGGCGTAGGGCACCTTCTTGGCGGTGCCCGCCTTGACGCGGGCGTACCGCCTCGTGCCTTCGGCCTTGATCGAGTCGCGGAGCGCCCCGGTGTCGACCGGGACGCGCTTCTTGGCGTAGGGGACGACCTTCTCGGCGGCGGCCTTGGTGACGGCCTTCATCTCGTCGCCCAACTCCTTGTCGCCGATCTTGCGGAGCGACGTGGCGAGGGCTGCGATGCCGCCGACACGAACGAGGGGCTCCTTGCTCGTGCCAACGGTTACCTGTCGAGCCACTAGAAGGCGGTGTCCGTGCTCTGGTACTCGATCTTGACGGCGGCGTCGCTGCCGTTGTCGAGCACCGTGAACGGCAACTCGATGGTGGTGAGGTCGTCGATGGAAGCCGTCGGGGTCGAGCCGGTGAACACGCAGACCGGCATGGTCACCGCGAACTTGGGGTAGTACGAGCCAGCGATGGCCGTGCCCATCTGCGCGATGAACTCCAACTTGAAGGTGGTGCCCGCCACGAACTTCTCGTAGTTGCCCATGGTCTGGAACTCACCGCTGAGGCTCCCGGTGTACGAGGGCAGGGCGTTGCGGAGGGGCTGGCTCTTGGTGGCCGAGCCCTTGAGGAACCTCCGGTCGGTCTTCATGCCGAGGTCGGCGTCCAGGCTGAAGGACGTGAAGGTGCTGACGGCGCTGTCGTCGATCTCCACCGTGCAGTCGGTGTAGACGAACACGTCGGTGCCGCTCGGGTACGAGGCCGACGCGACGGCGGTCGAGTTCTGCTC